TTTCAGCTGTTGTTTTTACAACAGAACCAACCCCTGAAATTATATCATCAAATATATTTCCGCCCCGTTTTGGTTTTCTTTTTTGAGTTAATAAATTATTTTTAGTTTCAGCCATTAAATCAACACCAATTGATCCAGCTTTTCTTGGTCTTCCTGGTCTGCGTTTCCCTGCTACTTTTCCATCTTCATTTAACCCAATCATATTTCCAAAAGGAATGATAGAACCAAGGATTGAGCCCGCTTGTTTCTTTGGTCTCCCTGGTCTGCGTTTCCCTGCTACTTTTCCATCTTCTCCAGGCTCTGCAAGACCCAGCATACTGCCAAATGGAATTAGAGAACTAAGGATTGAGCCCCCAGTCTTTTCAAACATTTCGCTATCCATTGCTCCCGAACCAATAGCTCGAGCATATGAACCATTACCAGATCTTACAGTTCTTGCTGGTGCGCGAATATTAGCAGGTGCCAGAGCTCTAACAGGAACTGTTTTAATTTCACCACCTCTTTTTTTTGGTTTTCCAAGTGCCATCATAGCAAGAGGTGCAACAGTTTTTACAGTATCAAGAACATCATCAAATACATTACCTCCTTTTTTCATACTTCTCTTCATACCTCCTTTTTTTGAAGGCTCTCCTCTCGCTAAAGCCATCATAGCAAGAGGGGCAACAGAACCTACCGCTTTAACAGTATCAAGAATATCGCCAAATACACTTCCGCCTTGCATTTGACCTCTACCATATGAAGTATTAGATTTAACAAGTGGAACAAGAGAATCGTCTTTCATTTCCTTCCCTGTTTTTTGTTGATAACTAATAAAATTTCTAATAATATTTTCAACTTCGCCAGCTATCATTCGATTGTATGCATTATTTTCCATATTTATATATTATATATATTTATTTTATTTTATTTTAATTATTTTATTTTAATTAATTTATTTATTTAATATTTTTTATTTCTTTCCAATTAATTCTTTCACCTCTATTTTTTTTCTTTATCGCTTCTTTAATTTGTTTTTCAGTTAAATCATATGCAAGCGGTTCGGGTGTATTTTTATTTATTTTCTTTTTCGGTCGGCATACAGTTTTATCTTTTTGTCCCTTATACTTTTGACCACATGGTAGTTCTTTACTAACATCAATTAATGCATTAAGATTTAACCAATCCTCTAATTTATTCCATCTTAATAAATCTTTAGTCTTCTTTGGTGTCTTTTCTGTCATTCCCAATTTACCCATTAACATAGAACGATATGCCGATGGTTTCATTTTCTTTACTGCTTCTATTTCTGCTTTACTCATAATATATATATATAATCTACAATTAATTAAATTATATTATAATATTGTATAATAATATAATAAATGCCAATTAATTAGTTAAAGATATATATATTTATATATAATATCTAGATATGAATGAAATATATAGAGACATAGAAGATTATCCAAATTATATGATATCAAATTTAGGAAATTTAAAAAATAAGAAAACAGAAAGAATATTAAAAGATTGGATAGCAGGTACAGGTTATAAATATTGTAGAATAATAAATGATAATGGAAAGAAAAAAATATCAGTTCATACTTTAGTTGCTAAAGCATTTATTGGAGATAGACCAAATAATTATGATGTAGACCATATTAATAGAAATAAATTAGATAATAGAAGTGTAAATTTAAGATATATAAGTAAAAGTGATAATTGTTTAAATAAAAATATTGAGACCATACCGCGAAAAAATAATAAATTAAATCATCATCATATATGTAATAAATCTAAAGTATTTACTATACACATAAAAGGAAAATATTATGGTAGTTTTAAAAATATAGAAGATGCCATTTTAAGGAGAGATTATATAATATCTCAATTTAATATATAAATATGGTATTTCGTATAATATCAAATAAGAATGGTTATTTTGTTGAAAATACAAAAACAGGACATCGATTTAGTAAAAAACCATTATCTGAACAAAAAGTAAAAAAACAATTTAATATATTAAATAGATATCTTAGAACATTAGAAGGATCAGGATTAAATAGAGGAGAAATAAAACAATTAAAAACTGAACCATTATCAGATTCTGAAATTAATGAACATCTACCAGATGTAAAAATTATATCACATCAAGAATTAAAAGATTATAAAAATATTGATGAGTTATTGCCTAATACAAGAGATGTTGTTATTATTATATGGGAACGAGAACCAAATTACGGACACTGGACGATGTTGGGTAAGTATATTGATGAAGAAACAAAAAAACCAACTATTGAATATTATGATAGCTATGGTTATGAAATTAATGAACCCTTAAAATGGATAGATAAAAAATATAAACATACTATTGATGATTATCCATATTTAGATGATCTTTTAAAAAATGCATCTAAACATTATGATATTATTTATAATTCAAAAGTATTTCAAGAGAAAAAAAATGAAAATGTGGCTACTTGTGGTAGGCATTGTATATCAAGAGCAAAATCAATATTAAATCATAATCAATCATTATCAAATTATATTAAAATGATGAATTCAATAAAAGATTTAACAGATTTTAGTTTTGATGAAATTATTTCTGAATTAATTAATTAAAATAAATTGTAAAATCTTCTTTTTCACAGACTTCATTTTCTGTAAGTTCTATTTTTTTTAAATATTCAATAGGAATATAATAATAATATTTCATAACATCTTGTTTATCACATCTATTTTTTACAAACATCTTTTTATTAAATTTATCAAATATATCTTTTTTATATCTTATGTAATATAATCCATCTGTAAATAAAAATAATAAATATGTTCTTTTATGACACTTCATTTCTGGTATTATTGTAGTGGGATATCTATCATGTTCGCATCTTCTACTTTTTAATTCATACTTATATTTACTATCAAAAAAATCATAATTTGAATATAAATCATTTGATTTTGTTATTTGTCTATCTTTCCAATATTTATTGATAATATTATCTACTTTATCTTCATTAACCTTTCTCATTATATTATCTTTAGAAATTGTTTCTTGATTATTCATTAACAATAATATAATATAGATTTATATAAAAAAAAATCTAAATCTATATTATAATTATGGAGTCTGTTGAAGAAATTAATAAAGTAGAACAACTACTTTTAGATTGCGAAGCTATCACAACAACATTAGATATAATGTATTATAAAAAAAGATTAAATGAAGTAGAAAAATATGAATCAATAGCAGTTGCAGATGTTAAATTTAAAAAATGCAGAGATCTTTTAAAAAATAATCTTAGAAAATTAAAATATATACTAGATGTTAATTATAATTTATTTTTAGCTCTTAATATACATTTAGCAGTTATGACAAAAGAAATGGAAAAAATAGAAGAAGTAAATGAAGATGATAATAATGATCCTCTAACAGTAAAAGAAGAAGATATTAAAAGTAGTGATAATGAAATTGAAATTGATTTAACAAAATGTAAAATAGAAAAATATAAATTACCAGATTGCGAATGTTTATATTGTGATGATGATGAGAAACCAACGAAGAAACCTAAACCACCAACTAAAAAGAAACAAATTATAAGAGGATCATCATGCACATTATCAAATTCATCAAGCGAATTATCAACAGAAGATGAATTAATATAAAAACATTATTTATTTTTTATAATATACTAAGATTTTTTACATAAAATAATATAGAAAAGATTATATAATATAAAAATTTATAAATTTTTATAATATTTAATATAGTTTATATTATTTCTTGATTAAAATATAGTTTATATTATATTTTTTAATAATATAAATTTCAATATAATTTTTTATTTGATTAAAATTATTAATATAATAAATTTTATATTATATTAATATATAAATGGCTATTAGTTTAAACACTCTACATCAAAATTACAATTATGTAGCATCTACGCATCAAAACGCTGATCATGAATATTTTAATATGAGCACTATAAATCAATATACTAATGCAAATACACAACCACAACCTCTTAGATTTAGTCAGACAAAACAGTTTAATATAGTTGGTAAAGCCTCAGATTATTATTTATCAATTATAAGATGGAATTTACAAAGTAATTTACCTGTATTAATACCCGATATTCAAATTAAATCAACACCACAAAATTTTACAAATTTAACTGATTATGAATTAGCATTACTTTACACAACTGAAACAACTGAAACTGTTCCTGATACATTTGGTCTTGTATCTATTGCTGGTAATAATTATAATGGTGATTATTTTAATGGTGAGTTTGGATTGAACAAAGAATACAAAATAAATTTTCCACCTGATAATAGTAATTGTATTACTTATGATAATTATAATAATGGTTTATCGTCTAATGGTTCTATTAATGGTTCTGTATATATTATCTCAAATGGTGTATTAAAAGTTTTTGATAAAGTTTCAAGTGCTCTTATTTATACTCTTACACCTCCTGCTGGAGATACATATAAATTTATTTGTTCTGATAAAACTTTAGGTAATTTTTATATTGGTGTTACTAATAATACCGATAATACTATTTACTATAAAGAATATACAAGAGCAACTGCGAGCACTTGGACTGCTGGCGGATCATATACTTCCTTTTCTGAAAAAGATAAAGTGTCTGGTATAGCTTTAATTGGTTCTAATATTTATGAATTTGCATATAATCAAACTTTATCTGATACCCTTTATGGTGTTAATCCAACAAATTCAGAAGTTTATAATATTAATAATAATTCACAATATACAATATACCCAACAGAGTCGTCAATTGTAATAACAACAGATAAGGCTTATGGTATCGGAAATGATAACCACACATATTATATTGATTATCCTGTTACAAATCCACCTACAGGATGGCAGGGTCCTATTAATAATTCAACACTTATTAAGGCTGGTTGTTTATGGTCAACTCAACAAACTAATGAATTATATGGGATGTCGTTAAATAATCAGTATGATATATGGAATTTTAAAAATTCACCAAATGCAACAACTTATAATGATGATTGGACTTCAGTAGGTGAAATTGATATTAATTATCCAACAATTACCGCTATTTCAATTGATAAACAACCATCAACAAATAAATTAGTAGCTGTAGGTTCAAATAATAATTTATATGTTACAAATGACCCAGTGGCACCAATTGAATATATTTACTCATCTGGCGATTCTGGATTTTCGGAATATAATTATGGTATATCTCTATGGGATGAAACTGGAAATCAAAATACTTATGAAATTTATAATTTTAATAATCTATTTGGAACTCATACACAACTTTTCAAACATCAAAATCGAATATTTGTCCCTGAATATCAAGGTAGCACAACAAATGTAAATTTAGTTATTTACTCTATAAAAGATTTTAGTATTGTAACAACTAATACAAATTTTTCTACAAATGGCGTTCTTGCTATGTGTCAATTGCCATTAGCTTCAAAATTTATATACTTTGATGATAATAATAATGTGAAAATTTGTAATATATCAACGTATGCACTTTTAGAAACAAATACATATTTTGCATCAGTAACTCAAACACCACAACAATTTTGTGAAATAGATGCTACACATTATGCCGGTTGTGTTGGTAATAATCAAGTTTATATATTCCAATATGGTTCATCAACACCTATTCTAACAATTACAACTCCTTCTAATTGTGTTGATATTTGCGTTTCTACTAGTGATGTAACAAATGGCGCTAATACATTATTTTGCTTATGTGGTGTAAATGGTGGATATGACGTATACCAAGGTAATCAAATTTATAAATATACATTTACAAATAATACATATTCGAATTCGAATCCTCCAACATTAATATATCAAGAAACGGCACCAAGCAAATATATCACATATATAGATTATCTACAAGACCAACAAGCATTATCATTTATTGATACTATTATTGATAATCAGACTGGTGTATATTTTAATAAAGTGTATCATTCATTATTTTTAAGTGAAAATTATAATAATACTAAAATGACATCATGTAGTATATCATTGGGAAATGGGCTAGATTTATATGCACCAAATAAACAAACCTTTTATTTGTGTCAATCGACAATGTCAACTCATAGATGGACACAAGTAACATCAAATGTTCAAGTCAAAGCAGTTTCAGTATCTCAATCTGATCCAAATAATTTATATTGTATTAGTTCCGTAAATTCTAGAATATATAATGGTCAATTAATAGGGACTAATATTACATTATCGCA